CCGATCATCGTGAATGGTTTGCCGATAAGCCAAAGGTGTGCCCTCAGCCCATTTGCTAATTGTATTAAAATCAATTTCATCCCCGACCACCAATACTGAGTCAAACTTCTCCCGCCTTGCTAACTTGATAACATTCTTTACAGCTGCTTCGTGATGGAAGGGAACCTGCAAATCGCTAATTACCAGGTAGCGCTTAATCTTCTTCCTCGTCTGGAGTAGGGATACGTGGGATAATTCCATCATCGCCGACTACCCAGTCTGGCATTGACTCTGGACTATCCATAAGATAGAGGGCTACAGACTCGCTAAAACCTGCTTTGCGTGCAGCTTTAAACATTTCGTGTTTAGCAATATAAAACACTTCTAACTTAGATAATGGCTCAGGAGACTTACGCACCCTACGCCGATTTATCTTCTTACGTTTACGAGTAGTAGACATAATTAAATTATGACTTACTGATTAAAACAAATAGATCATCGACACGCTGCTCTAGCCTCGAACTTCTTTGGTCAATTCGATCAACAGCATCTTTAATACTGCTACCAGAATTCGGGCGCAACTCGTTAAGCCAGCCCTTAACTAGAAAACGTAATCCGATTAGCCCGCCTGATAACACGGCGATAACGCCAGCGCCAAAGCCAGCCCATTCTCCAGGTGTCATTTGACATCGGCACCGATGCCATAGGCATTATCGGATTTATCTAAAGCCCTAGCTGCTGGCCCTGCGAGTGCTGCAATTACTACAGACAGCGCTGGGTCTAAACCTAATTCATTACTTGCTAAGAATGTTAAGAATGATACCAATACGCCACGTGCGTATGACTTTAGTATCGCCTTTTGTTTTTTGCTTATCTTCATATCTTGCCCCCTAGTAATGGGATCTCAAATGGTTTTCCATCAAGATCGCCTAGCTTTGTGAAACTGCAATGCAAATGTTTTGTATGCGGATTTATGCCGTTGTATTTTCTCCAACGCCAATTTAGTATCTTGCTGGCGATGCGGCCATTATGGATGACGTAAGATATACGTTTATCGGTTTTTGCAGCGATTCGGATCTGGTCAGCCAGATCAGCACTGACCCCATCGGATGCACAAAGGCGAGCATCAATATCAACTGCTCTGACCCACCCAAGTTTGTCTGGATTATGATCCGATTTTCTGGCGGCGTGACGGCTATCGCCCACCCACCCATCACTGGCAGTACGCCTATCTGGAAACCACGTATCAACTTGATTCCTTAACTGCACACCAGCTGCACATAACTTTGGTTTCATTATGAAACGAGTAGAGCGGCTTCCTCAGCTGTTAAACCTAAGCGGTCTAGTAACTCAGCCTTAGCCTCAGCCTTAGCACCATCGGCAGCCTCTTTAGCCTTTTGCTCAGCCTCATACGCTTTAGCATCTGCTTCTCTTTGAGCGATTTCTTCGGCAGTTAATTCCACCTCAGTTTGTTCTCCTGTTTCACAGTTGATTATTAGTTTAGTTGGCATTGTTTCTCCTTATGAGTTTGATATTCCGTATAGGTAAGCGGTTGAGTATTGGACAAAACTACCACCAGTAGTCGTTAATTTGATAGAAGTTATGGCTGCTGTATTTGATAAAATTCCAGCAGAAAAGGTCGTGTAACCATAAGTTGCATTATTCTCCATAACGGCATCTATTGATACTGACTTGTTTATGGTTGTAGAAGTGTACTTTGGAATATATACCGAACCCGAAGCAAAAGTGCTGGCAGTTGAAGTTGCGCCATTGGTTGTAATTCCTTGTATCCAAGCATCATTAGGACGGGTGCCTGATGCGGTGGTAGAACCATTACCCCGAATGGTTATTGTGTTATATGAGGTACCGCCAACATTATTAAAAGTCAGTTGTACCCACTCATCCGTAACGGCTTGGTTTGTCCGAACGCTACAACTAAGCAATAAATCAGTATAGGTAGATGGAATAGAAGTAAACTCTATATTGGCTGTGCCACCACTACCAACAGTTGAACTTGCAATTAAAGTATATGTATTCGCCATTATGCCGCCGCTATTCCGTAGAGGGTAAAGGTTGAGCCTGTAGAAATGTTGCCAGTTTCAGCAGTCAATTTAATTGAATTTATTGCCGAAGTACTACGCCATAAATTGACGTTGGCGATAGTCGCTGAATTTGCATCATTACCCCTAGAAATTATTGTTTTGAAAGTGGTAGTATTGGAATAATTCATAAAATGAGCGATTGTTGCACTTGGGTTACTTGTTCCAGCAGTTAAATAAAACAAACTTGCATTACTTGAGCGACCACTTGTGGCAGATGAACCATCACCAACAAGAAAAGTGCGAGAGTAATTTGTTGCCGAATCGGCGTTTAATTCAACCCTTACTGAGCCACCGCCAGCAACAGCACTGATAACTAAAACCAAATCCGTATAACTTCCGCTAATGCTAGAGAAAGTAACAGTTGCTTGCGCACTACCCAAAGTAGTTGTCGCTATCGGTTCATAGGTTGCACCTGCGGGCATTGTTAAACTCCTTTAATTCCGTATAGGGCGAATTGTGTGTATTGTGCAAAAGTACTACCAGATTGAGCGGTATAGGTTATGCTTGTGATTGCACTCGTACTACGCCATAAACCTGAGTTTAAGAAAATTAAGCCACTTCCATTGTCATCATTTCCAGTTAATAATCTAACTGTCTTAAACTTATTAGTATTAGCATAATCTAATATATCTATAACTCCAGCGCCATAAGTGCTTGTTACAGTACTTACTCTTGAGCCGTAAATATAATTATCATTAGTAAATGAAAGTGCTGCGGCACTAGCGCCATCTCCGTAAAGAAGATGTGTTGCGTAATTTGCGCCAGTATCTGAATTAAAAGTAAGAAGTCCGTTATTGCCTCCTGAAGAAATCCTTGAAAAAGATCTAATTTGTAAATGCGTAAAGGTAGCAGGTATAGAAGTAAATGAAATAGTGCTACTACCGCCTGAACCTACTGTTACTGTTGCAATAGATTCGTAAGAGTTAGGTGCGGCGGGTACTGCCCCGCTACTTAAAGTGCCAGCAATTATGTTAAGCAATTCCGCCTACCACATACCACGCATTAGCAGCTGTCTTGATACATACCGCTGTCTTGTATTGGCTAACAGTAGGAGCAGCAGCCACAGCGCCAGCACTTAATACTGTTGTAGTGCCGCTAGTTACTGCATCAATAGTTAATAATCCTACGCCTATATTTAACACTGTAATAACTGTGCCCACTGGAAAGTTAGTAGTAGCATCGGTTGGCAGTCTGAACTTAATCGCTGTTGCTTTGTTCATCTGCACTAACTGCTGGTACTCATCACCGCTTGTAGCTGTGTAATCTGCTGTCTTAGCAGTCTGTACTTCAAAGGCTGGTAGCCCATTCCACATAGCAGAAGTAACTACATCACCAGTATTGCCTGGAAAAGTTGGCATTATATCTCCTTAATAAGATAATACGTTTTGATCTAAGACCCCGTAATCTACGTTGCCTATTATAAACCCATCTATGACAGGTTCTAGCGTTGTAAACACCACTTTAAAGCTATTGGGTGTGATGATGTTGGATACGCCAAAGATTTGCAGTGTTTTCTCCAGCTTAGATCCACCAGGCTGGGTAGTGATTACTGTGATCGGATCAAAGAAATCTAGGTTTAGGGCTGCTACTACACCTGTATCGTAGTTAGGGGTGTATAGGTCTAGCTCGATAGCATCGCATCGGATGGTTGTCTCAGCCCTACTAGCCACATAAGCCTTGGCATAATCTAGAGCTACGGCATCGGTCTGCATCAATAGGTCTTGTTGGTTATATGAATGAATAAAATACTTGTCTATGCTGGCCTGATTGCTGGCAGATTGCACACTGCCGCCAGTCCTGGTTATCTGGGCAGAGTTAAATATAAGGGTGTCATCTAGTTTCCAGGCTGCATTAGCGTATGGGATACCTGTGCCATCATCTGCAAAGACTGTGGCTGTATTGCCTATGGTCTCTGTAGCTGTAAGCCTGTCCTTAAACACAAACGAGCCGTCAAAGCCTACATATATTGCGCCGTACTCTGACTGGGCGACAGTCTGCATAGCACCTAATGCAGTGCGTGGGGTGCCTGGATCTGCCTGTAATGTAGTTTGTCCTGCATCTATTTGGCGCTGTGATGCTGGCCAGGCAATTTCATCTAATATCTCATTGATACGTGTGCCCGATAATTGACCAGCGCTTGCACCTGTGACTGTAGAGATCTGGGCATTGTAAGCCAGGCGCATCGCATCCACAGCTTGTATGGTTGTATAGGCGACCTCTGTGGCATCTTTAGGTTGTGTGTTTACATAACTTGTAATAAAGCCTGAGAATAAAGGATAGGTTACGCTGTTATAGGTAGCAGCGATGCTGACCTTCTTCATAGGTGTTAGCAGTCCATAATAAGGCCCAGTCGGGTTAGTCGGGTTAAAATCGCCATTCTGATCTACTATGCGTAGTGTTAATTGGCCTGTTTGAAATTGGTCAAATAAAGCATTACGGCCTACAGCTGTTTGAATAAAGTTAATACGATCTGACACGTCAACAATAACTGCTACGGCATCTGCCAATACGTTT